ATTTATCTATACGATGTTTGCCACGTTCTTTGGCTTGATTGGAGATATTATCTCCTTTATCTTTAGTACCATTGGCATGGTCATTCACACGGCCCTGAGTTTTGTTTTAGGACTAGTAACTGGGTTCTTTCAAATTCTTACTGGTGACTTTAGTGGGGGATCGGCCACAATCATTCAAACCATGAATCAATTCGTCGAAAATCTTACGAATCTTTTTGTGAACCTTGTTATGGGTGCTTTTAACATCGGAGCTGATTTTGCCAATGGTATCATCAATGGTTTTTCTGGCTTGATCAGTGGGCTTGTTGATGCTGCTCAAAATGTATGGAATAAAGTCACGGGCATATTTGGTGGTCAACAAAGCGCAAATGTATCCATTGGAACCAGTTCTGCTATTGATGGTTCTCATGCAAATGGACTTGATCGAGTACCATTTGATGGCTACATAGCCGAATTGCACCAAGGAGAGGCGGTTTTAACTGCTAGCGAAGCGGAACAATATCGAAAACTTTCACCGGAGAAGGCGCAGCAGGTTATGAACACGTCAACCAATTCAAGCAGCACATCTAATGATAACCGAGTTAATGTTGGCAGTCTCTTTGGTAATGTCACAATCAATAATCAAAGTGATATCTCAAAGGTTGTAAAACAAGTAGAAGCATATCTGCTAGAACAATTAAATAGCTCCGGGGAGGGTGTCTACGATGTCTAAAGAATTGTGGCTGACATTTGATAATGGCAAAGAAACTTTACAGCTACCAGTAAACCCTCCAGAATTGTCCGTTGGTCAAGGTTCTCAAAACGATAGTATTGATGTGTTTAATTTGGGTGAGGTTACGATACTGCAAAAGCCGAAGGCAATGACCTTCGGCTTTGAATGTTTTTTTCCTTTAAAGCCTGGACCCTATTTGAATGTTACAGACGACCAGTTGAAAGAACCTTCCTATTATATAGAAATGATTAATAAATGGAGGGCAAGCTATAAGCCTGTCCGGTTTATTGTTACAGAAACGGAGATCAATTATCTTTGTTCCATTGAGGAGTTTTCTTATTCAGAGCGTGCCGGTGATGTCGGTACGCTTTATTACTCTTTGTCACTAAAAGAATATAAAGTCGTTACACCTCGGGTGCTAAAAGATGTCAATGGTGTGCTAGTATATGAAACCAAACCAACCAGACCGGGGGCGATATGAGTGTATAAATTACTATGGATAACGAAAGATGACCAGCATGATATAACCGATTATGTGCAGTCGATTACCTGGAAGGGGACTAAGGGCACTGCTCCTCGATCACTAGATGTCACATTGATCAATACTGGCCGAGGCTTGCATGAATGGCTGCCAATTCAAGAAGGACATACTTTGCTGTTTATGGATGAAACATCAGAATATTTTAGAGGCACTGTATTTACGCAAAGTAAAAACAAGTCCTTTAATCAGTCCATAAAAGCCTATGATCAAATGATCTACCTAGTGAAAAATAAAAACTCCTATGTATTCACGAACCAAACAGCAACGCAAATTATCCAGCGATTGTGTGGCGATTATCAGATACCAATGGATGAGATAAAAGATACAGAGTATCGGATACCAGCACTGGTGGTTGATGGGGAAACATTATACGACATTGCTTATAAGGCCATTTATGCTACCTTCAAACAGACCGGCCGGCGGTTTTATCTTGGCAGCTCCGGAGGCAACATTTATCTGGCTGAAAAGCTTGATCAAGTGAACTACATCGTGATTGAGGATAAGGTTAACTTACTTGATTTCACACTTGATACTAGTATTGAAGATTCGGCTACGTCAGTTGTAATGGTAGCTGGTGAAGAAAAGTCAGCTATCACGATCAAGGCTAAAAATGATAGTCTTGCAGCTGATATCGGCACAATCCAATATTATGAGAAGGTCACTGACAAGCTAAATTCAGCGCAGCTTCAGGAGCGTGTCAATAAGGCAATGGCTGACAAAGGCAAGGTTATGAGTAAATTGTCTATTAGCTGCATAGGCGATACCAGTGTGATAACTGGAACGGCCATACATTTGATTATCAGAGATATGAATATCTGGCAAGGGTACTATGTTGACAGTGATACTCATGTTTTTAAAGGTAACAGCCATACCATGAGCATTGATTTATCAGAGACCGATGAACTGCCAGAAGTAGAAATAAAAACGGAGTGATGTAATTTGCTTGATCTAATTAAACAGGCTGCCAAAGATGTCGCGGCCAGTGGAAATCCGGTAGAAGTATTTGAGGCGGTTGTCCTAACACCTCCACCAGGTCTATCGATAAGGCTCAAAGGGAATGGCAATCTTGTCATACCTAAAGAGCTGATTGTGGTTGCCGAACTTTTGACAAAGCATAAGCGAAAGGTAAAACTTTCATCGACAGACATTACGGATGAGGAAACTTTAAGAGGGGAAGGACCACATCAGCATGACCTTACCAGTATCATTTTGGATCATTCAGAACTGGAATTTTTAAATGAATTGAAGGCGGGTGAGCGAGTTATGGTCATTCGTTTTGCTGGTGGCCAAAAATACTGGATATGTGATCGAATTGTTCAGTACTAAGGAGGGGTAGCATGGCATTGACGCCCAATATTATCATACCAGTTGTTGCTCAGAATACATTACAGCCTTCTAAAACCTATGCATTGGATTTTGACACTGGTGAGATTAAGGGTATGGTCGACGGCCGAAAAGCCATAGAACAATTTATCCGAAAGGCGATTGTAACTATACGCTTTATTCATCCGATTTATACCGATGCTTATGGCTGTGAAGTCCGAAATATGATCGGCAAGGGATTTGCTGATTCTTTCTTAAAATCAGAAATAAAAAGAATGGTTACGGAAGCATTAATTTATGATAGTCGAGTGAATAGTGTATATGACTTTGATATCAAACCAAACGGCGATGAGATTTTTATAGAATTTACAGCTGATACTGTTGAGGGCATTCTTGAGATTGAGGAAGTGATGTAATGGCGCGACGATATACAGATAGGACCTCTGAGAAAATTATGCAGGGAAAGCTGGCGCGAGTACCCAACACGTTAGACAAGCGAGAAGGTAGTATCATCTATGACGCCATGGCTCCACACTCTATTGAAGAAGCTAAGCTCTATACCGAATTGGATAATGTATTAGAACGAGGATTTGTCGATACAGCTAGTGGCGAGGACCTTGAACTGCGTACAAAGGAAGCCGGAGTAGAGAGAAAGCCGGCAGTATCTACAATTCGGCATTTACAATGCACTGGCTCAAGTGGGCGAATCTTTGCCGGTGACCGATTCCTAATTGAAGATACCTATTTCGAGGCAACTGGACAAATTGATATCCCAGGGGTTGTGAAAATTAAAAGTGAAACAGTCGGTAGTCAGACGGTCATCGATTACAATAGCGAAGTACTTTCTGTCGAGGGAATCCCTGGACTAGAAAGTACTTCTTTAATTTTCGAGCATGAACAAGATTTTAATGGGGTGGATGCTGAAAGCGATGAGGAGTTACGTGAGCACTACTACATTACCGTTAGAAGAAACCCTGGCAGTGGTAATATTGATGACTATGAATTTTGGTGCAGCGAGATCGTAGGGGTAGGAAAGGTTATTGTGCAGCCTCTTTGGAATGGCGGTGGAACAGTTAAGATCACGGTGCTAGATAGCAATGGCGATCCTGCATCTCCTGGACTTGTTTCAAATGTAAAAGACTATCTGGATCCTGAACCAAGTGGTAACGGTATGGGGAAAGCTCCGATCGGTGCCCATGTAACTGTTGAGCCGGCAGTTCCTGTTGCAATTGATATTATTGCAAGTATACGGATGGATGGTTCTAAGAGCCTAGAAGATGTACAAGTCGAATTTGCTGATGATGTTGACGGTTATTTTACGAGCATTAATCTGAGCTCTAACCGTACTGTTATTGTAAATATGATTGGATCAGCACTGGTTAATATTAAAGGTATTACAGATTATGAGGGGCTTTTGCTAAATGGCAGCAATGTAAATATAACTCTTGGAATAAATGAAATCCCCTCACTTGGGGTGGTGACGCTAAGTGAAAGGTAATAAAATGAAGGATTACCTTCCCGATTATTACCGTGATTCTAGGCAAATGAACGCAATCATGGAAACGGAAGGACAAGAACTTGACACGCTGGAGGCAACTATTCAAGATGTCGAAAACCAGTTCACTATTCAAAAGGCCACTTGGAAGATACCAACCTATGAAGAAATCTTTGCTGTAGCAACTGCAGCAGGAGATACTTTAGAGCAGCGTCGAGCGAGACTCTTGTCAAAATTGAGACTTAGGAGTCCTACCACCAGACAAGAATTCATCCGTTTTCTAGAGCCATTTGCAAATGGTGTAGAGATCGATCAGTACTTTTCTGAATACCGGGTGGAGTTTCTTTTCTCTGGAATGAAATCTAGCTTTGAGACAATCGATAAGGTTCTTTACTGGACCATGCCTGCTCATTTGAATTGGAAGCTACGTGTAAAAGGGACGTTTGAATTTGGCAGTGAGCTATACTATGCTGGTGGTTTTCAGTTTAGCAATTTACCAAGGCAATCAGAGTTCGCTGTAGGTTATGGATTTTCAAGTCTCACTGATCCGGATCAAGGCGGAAGCCTCAGGTATCCAGCACCTGATTTTGATAGTAAAAAAGGTTTTTCAAACATCAGCCACGATACAGGCGGTTTTTTCGGTGGTCTATATATAAAATAAGGAGTTGATACGATGCCATATCCCGATGATTTAGAATGGAATCAGCCTGGTGTTGAACCAACACAGGCGAAGAAAGATGAGGGATGGAAACCAGAAGAAAAGCCACCAGCTGAATATTTCAACTGGTTCTTTAATCGAACGTCCCAAGCTGTTAAATATTTAAAAGGAGAATCTGATAAGTCAGTTGACGACGACAAAATCGGCAATCGAACCATCACCGATACCGTAACAGCAGTCACGGGAGCTAACACGCTAACTAATTTACTCAGTATGCTAGGCAACATGATCAAAAAGATAACAGGTAAAAGTGCATGGTATACAGCACCAGCAACAACGCTGGAAGCAGCTAATACCCATATAACCGCTACAGGAAATCCTCACAATACTACTGCTGCACAGGTGGGGGCTGCTCCTGATGGTTACGGTTTAGGTACTGCAGCCGCGTCGGCTACTGGCGACTGGAACAATTACTATGCCGATGGTTTTTATGTAGGGTTAAATTTGACGAATGCTCCTACAACTGGTGCAGATACCTGGTATCTTGTAAATGTAATTTGCTACAACACTACATATGTTTATCAGCAAGCACACGGTTTTAGTGGGGCAGCGGCGTTAACATGGGAACGTACCTGCAATAACGGTGTTTGGGGGGCATGGAGACAACTAGCGACTATGAACTTAGTTGCACCTGCTGGCTACGGGTTGGGTGGAGTAGGAACGAGATTGTCAGCAGTAAACTATAACACTGTAGTGCAAAATGGTTGGTATGATATAGAAGGTGGGACAAATGGTCCTGGATCTACAATAGATACTTTTTTTAAACTACTTGTAGTTGCGTCAGGTGATGTTAAATATGTGTCTCAAATGGCTTTTACCATGACCTCTACAATTAATGCCGTATATACGCGACAAATGTCAGCTAACGTATGGGGGGCGTGGAAACAACTAGCAACTACAGATAATAGCGGTAATGCTAATACTCTAAGCGGATTATCGGTAGGAGGCACGGGGGATAGTGGTCCGGCATGGCCATTTATTCCTCAGGTTAAATCTGATGGGGTAATAGAGATTGGTTTATTGTTAGATTTCCACAATAACAGCGGAGATGCAGGCGATTATGCCTTACGATTAGCTGCGACGGATGGTGTTTTGAAGCAAATAGTAGGGACAACAACTAAAACATTTGCCACAACCGACCAAATACCATCTATATCAGCACCTGGTACAGCACCCCTATATGCCTGCAGAGCATGGGTTACTTTTGACGGATCAACTACAACACCGACAATTAGCGCAAGTGGTAACATAAGTAGCATAGTTAAAAATAGCACTGGAAACTACACTATAAACTTTATCACTCCTATGTCTCATGCGAATTATGCCGCATTTGGGAGCATAAGCGCGAGTGCTTATACTGACTGGTTTTTCCATCCGCAGAGTTACGCTACGACCTCTTTTACTTGCAACTTTACACATGGGAGTTCGGCAGGTGACGGGATTATAAACTTATCAATATTTTGTTAAAGGAGGTAATGATTTTGCAGGTAATAACATATGAGATTGAGGGTAAAAAAGTAGTTATGGTACCGAGCCTGAATTGTGGGTTAACGGTGGAAGCAATAGCGGAAAAGGACGTACCTGCCGGCGTTGAATACACCATAATAGACAGTACGGAAATACAGGTAGACACCGAACTATCTATTATAACTCCGTCTATGGATAAAAACATTGCAGATCTATGGGAAGCAATGTTGGCAATGTCTGCGGAGATAGAAACATTAAAAGGAGGTAAATAGCATGTTAATATCATGGAAAATTACAGCATATGTGTATCTAGTAAAAGCGAGTAGGTTAGAAATCGAAGCCATACCAGAAGAATATCAGGCAGTAGTTGCAGAAAGATTGATAGCAGAGTAAGACGCATAGAGCGTCTATTTTTTATGGGGGTGGGGTAGTTGGATATAGAAAATTTATTAAAAGCAATCACAAAAGCAGGACAAAGCCTGGCTGATGCCTGGCTATTTAAAATTGTGGTGGCATTAGTAGTAAGCACTGTTACCAGTGTACATGGGAGTGCATTAATCGCATTTGCCACGTTGGTGTTTATTGACTTACTTACTAGATGGATTGCTTTATGCTACACTCATTTAAAGGATTGCGGAATGGAGAATGATTTATTAAGTTGTATCCTGGACATTCCAAAGGCGTTTAAGGCAGGGTATATCAATAGCAATGCCATGAAGCATCGATTTGTTGGTAAAATTATTGTCTACATAGTACTAACCTTTATGGCGGTAAAAACGGATGAATTACTGCAGCTCTCAGGTGAAACAGCTTTGATATTAAAAGTAACGTGGGTTTACCTGGCAGCAACAGAAGCTATTAGCGTATTAGAGAATTTAAGAGATGCAGGAGTTGAGCAAGCAAACGGCTTGCTTGATTTTTTACGTAGCAGATTGGCCGTATTAGTTGAAAGATTTAAACAAAAGTAAAATTGGAGGAAATTAGCATGCGAATTTGTATTGATCCAGGCCATGCAGGGAGATTGACAGATCCGGGGGCAGTATCGCCCTTTACAGGATTAAGAGAGTCAGATGTCGTCTTATCAATAGCGTTTATGGTCCAGCGGTACCTGGAAGCAGTAGGGTATGAAGTTTTGTTGACCAGGATCAAGATGAGCAGCCAGAAACTGACGACTTAAGTTATCGTACTAACTTATCAAACTCATGGGGAGCTGATTTATTTATTAGTCTACATTGTAACAGTGCAGGTAGCTCATTGGCGCAGGGTTACGAAGTTTGGACATCACCAGGTCAAACTCAGGGGGATGTCCTAGCAACAAAAATATTTAACCAGGTTGCAGGTGAGTTTCCGGATCGCACTGGTCGTACTGATTACTCAGATGGTGATCCGGATAAAGAAAGTAAATTTTATGTACTTGTTTATACAAATGCACCAGCATGCTTGATTGAAACTGCATTCCTTTCAAATGAAGAAGAAACCGCATTATTAGCAAATTCAACTTGGCAAGATCGATATGCTAGGGCAATTGCTAGGGGTATTACTGATTATGTAGGGGGGAATATAAATTGAACACAAATATATTAGATAATATTTATGGTATAACCGCTATTGATGGAGTGCCAATGGTAAGCAGCAGAAAGGTTGCCGAAGTATTTGAAAAGCAACATAAAAATATTTTAAGAGATATTGATAAGTTATTGAAAGATTTAGGAGAGCTCAAAAGTGAGCTCTCCTATTTCATTAGATCATTTTATAAAACTTCTCAAAACAAGAAAGAACCAGAATATCTTATAACCAAAGACGGCTTCACGCTTCTTGCTATGGGCTTTACAGGGAATAAAGCACTAAAATTCAAAATTGATTATATAAACCGCTTCAATGACATGGAAAGGTTTATTTTTAATCGGAATATAGCAAGGTTGGAATATCCTGAATTAACATCGATGATTAAGTTAATGCATTCACAACCTAAGTTTTATCATTTTAGTAATGAAGCCGATTTAATTAATAAAATCGTGACAGGAATGTCTTCCAAGCAATTGCATGAGAAATATGAGATAGCAAAAGGTGAATCAATTCGAGATTATTTGCCAACGTGGCAAATCGAAGCAATTCAACGTCTACAAAAGTTAGACGTTGGATTAGTTGTTGCAATACCAGATTTTAATGATCGTAAAAAAGCTTTACAATCTTATTTTGACAAGCTAAACGATATTCTTGTATTACCTAAATTATCGGCATAGGAGGCATTAAACATGATTAATCTAAATACTGGCAAAACATTTATCTCAAACAACTGGAAATATCTTTTAGGGTTAGCAGTATTGCTGACCCTCTTTTATTTGGGGAATGCTGAATACAAGGACTGGAAACAAAAT